TGAAAGGTAGTATACGAGCCGGAGCTCCACCATCATTTACTAATACTTCTGTTGCCATTTTTTTAGTCACCTCTTAGTACTTCTCGGTCTAGGGTAATTTTACCGTTAGACCATTTTACTCCGAACTTTCTTTCAGTATCTTCAGGTTTAACTTCAGCGTCTGCTGATGCTTTTCCTTTACCGAATGAACGTTCTACTTCTGCGGGCTCTGGCATTACTGCTAGAGCGTCGCTAAATCCAGTCAATCTGGATTCATCCCATGCGGAGAGTTCCTCAACACGTGATTCTGCTTTGTCCTCAACAAGCGTTCCGAGTAAGACTTCGCGGGAAATAACTGCTTTTACAAGCTCGTTCTTTCTTGCGACTGCTTCTTCTTCTGCTCTTTTTTCGTCAGCTTCTTTAAACTCAGCAATCATTGATTCAGCAGCTTTAAAAGCTTTCTGTTGTTCTTTGATTGTTGCCTGAGCTTCCTGAAGTTGAGATTTGAGGGAAGCGAATTCACGTTCGACAATTTCTTCTGCATCGGATTTTACATTAGTTTCTACTTGTTCTTCTGACATAGTTTCTACCTCTGTTGTCCCATCTGTATCATCACATGTTTTGCCATCTTTACAAGAATCGCAACATGAGTCGCAATCTTCTTCCTTGGTTTCTTCAGGTGAATCACAGTCTTCTTTTTTGTCGATTGTGCATTCCTTACAGACGGGGTCCATCTTTTCATTGTCAATGAATGAGACTTCCGTGGGACGTATGTTCGTGGCGAAGGTATCGCCCATCACATCTATATCGTTGGAAAACCAATCGATACTGACATGAGTCATATCCCCGTCCTTCACTTTTTCCATTGCTTCGTTACCGCGATTATATTTACTAGATACTGTTGCCAACATCTTAATTGCAGTTTTTCCATTATCCATCTCGATAACCTGAGGGTCAGTAGCCATGCCGATTAAATCCTCAGATGTTCTTTGATGGTCGACGTAAATGGGTAGTTCATCGAATGACTCTACCACACTTGTCAACATACTAGGTTCAATATGAACCCTTTGTTCTATTCCGTCTTCCTCATAATCATGAGGACCGGATGTAATGGCTATAACGGGGAAAGTTACGGTAGCTTCCCCATCATCAGCCTTGTTAAGTGTAAAATCAGAACCATCTTGGAAAGTAATTCCAAAAGACCTTCTCTTAGGTTCTGCTGATGTGGTCCTACCAAACTCCCGCTCTACGCCATTTTCGTCTGCCCAGATGTTACACATCGAAGCAGCAACTTCTTCATGGTTTTCAAAACCACGTTTATGTAGCGTTGTGCTAACATTTGTTACACATTTCTTATAACTCATGTTCTGTCTCCTGTTGCGTTTGCGGAGGGTTTGTTACCTCTATTTTGTGCTCTAGCGGATTCTTCTTTCTTATCTTCGTTCTTTCCACCAGAGATGTTTGCATTCTTATCACTCTGTTCTTTTTTGATTGGAGAAGCTTTAATATCTTCAGAAGTTTCCATATCTAGTTCTGTAACTCCCTCAGGGTCAAGCCCTCTCTCTTCTCTAACTTCACCCGGTGATAATACTCCTTCTGATAAATAAATCATATCAGTCTTAGCTTTGGTGAATGCGTCTTCAACATTAATCTGCCTGAATTTGAATTTAGCCTCTCCACTTTCTAATAGAGGCATTAATTGTGCATTCATAGCAGCTTCAACCATTGTTTGTAAATATCTTACATATGGTTCAAAAATAGGTCTAGCCTTTTCAGGGTCGGTCCACATTGTTTTAGGTACTTTAAGAGCCATATGGATTTTGTCCATTAAGTCATCAGTATATTTACCATACTCAAAAGCTCTCTGAGTTCCTTGTAGTTCTTTTATTTGTATATCATTACCATGGATAATATCTTCACCCGGTTCTAAAGAATTAAATGCATTAACAACTTCATTAATTTTATCGGGTCCATAAGGCATATCTGGTAAACCACAAGATATATCAAATCTTGATGTTGCATATTTATTTAATGCAGCCCCTATATCTCTTTCAGCATAATCTTTTAAATCAACTAAATAAAGTATTGGGTGTATATCAGATAAACCATAGGCATAATCATCAAATGGATTATTTTTTAATTCTATTATCTCATCTTCTTCAAAACGTATGTTTTCTTTATCTTCACCTATGTCTTGGTAATAATACATTATTTGGCCATGCTCATTTCTTTGAACATACATGTTCTGACTTGAACGAAGAACTAAATTGTCTCCTGTCCATTCTAAATAAGATGTTCCAAAAATACGAGCGTTACGTAACCAGTTGTACATTGTGTTCTCGATATTAATATCTCTGAACATTTCTTCTACTTCTTCACGTAAATCATCGTCGTCTGTTACAATATCGTATTGGTCCTTAACTGCATAAAAACATGGAAGGTCTATCAAACTTCTAACTAAAGGGTCTGATAAATAAACATTCATATAAGTACGTGGACTACCGATGTGGTCTTCATACTTTTTAAATTTAACCCCATTTTTAGATTCCAATCTAATTCTTCTTATGACACCTTCTCCAAATGAGCGCGGGTCATCCTCTTTTACGGGTGGATTACTTCCAACTGAAGCAAAACGCCGCCTAATATTGTCTACGAACGACATGGCTATTTAATATTAACGTTATATAGTATATAAAGCTTGTGTCGATTATACATTCAAACCGGGCTTTTTAAAAGATTTTGGCCCTCTTCTAGTAGTAAATAAACCAGTTCCGCTATATCCTTGCCTTCTTCCATGGGTTTGAGGTCTGCGTGGTCTACTTGCACTAGCATTTGTTCCTCCGAACGTTCCTCCAGAAGGTAACATCGATAAAGTTGCATGAATTCCTATCACACTACTATCACAATAATCATCATGTTTTCCAGTAGGTGCTGCAATCTTTTCAGTTTTATTAGCAACATCCATTGTATATTCTAAATCTATGTGTTCTCTTATCCATTTATGAACTAACTTTGCTGCATTTTGGTCCAGATTGTCTGGATTAGGGACTCTAACCCTATTTTGTTGAATAAAAGATTGATAGTCGCGGTACGCTTGAGTCTTAGTTCCTTTGGGACCACCTGTAAAAATAAACGGTACAAAATGTATAGAAGCATTTATACACGCCAACCTAATATCTTGTTCAATTGCACCACCAATACCCGTAGCATCAATAACGACGCGACTAGCACCAAGAGATTTTGCAACGTCCATGATACGTGTACGTTGATATGGAATGTCGTGTCCACCAGTTCGAGCATTAATTTCTTCAATGTAGACAAGCCTTGCAATATTATTGTCTTCTCCCTTTTCCAACTGCCAACCAGTGATAACAGTAGAATTAACTGACTTGCCAATGTCAACACCAACAGTGATAGGTAAATTGCTTTTTCCTCCTTCGACCAAGTTTTCGGCAGTAAGTATCTCATAATCGTCACAACACGCTTTTATTTTTTCTGGATTGAATACATTCGCTACACTCTCTACAAACTCACATTCATATTCCGTCCTCCAGTAGATAGAATCTTCCCCCCACTCTACCATCTTATCTAACATTTCTTCTTCAGTATAAGGAGCTGAATAAGCATCTCCCTTTTTCACTGCATCACGCCAAGTAAAATGCATTCTTGTAAAAGTATCTGCATAGTTATCATCGTAAAGATATCGCCACATGTGGTTATCTTTTGACTTTGGTGTACCTAAATTTATGAACGGGGCCCTATTTGAAACTATCGCTGGTTCTACGTTATCTATAAACAAATGGTCGTCAATGAGCGGACTTTCATCGACGATACAGAATGTAGGGTGCTGTCCACGAATGGCCTGCCCCTGATTACTGGGCGCTAATGGAGCACGCCTCATTACGGTCCCTCCTTTCATAGTAATGCTTGGTTTATTATGAAACCTGTAGTTCTCTACAATGCTATCTAAAACTGGGTTATCTGCCATATGTCGGTACACATAATTAAATATAAGTGCCGCTTGGTCTTCTGATGGAGCTAAAACAAAGATTAAGTCTCTAAATCTACGGAAGAACATATAAATCACTACAGCGACTGATAGAGCATATGACTTTCCACTACCACGTGGAGCAAGTATAGCAACTTTCTTTTGTTTACCATCACTTCTTAAAGTTAATGTCTCTACTATTATTTCTTCTTGTAATGGTCTTAATTTTAAAGGTTGTTGTTTTTGGTCAACTAAATAGGCCGCAGTAAATGCGCGGACTAATTTTAACATTTTATCTTTATCTTGTCTAACTTGTTCGAATACCTTCTCTAAAGCTCTTGAATCATACGCGCTCTTGCCCGTCAGACTTTTTGTTAGATTTCTCATTTCCTGTTTCATCTGTTAACTCTCCTAAAAAACTAGCGAAGTCTTCAGTTCTTTGTTCAGTAAGCGAAGGGACTTCTATATTCAACGCTCTGAATTCAGTATGTATGTCACGAACGATTGAATTTCTTTGGCGCAAGAGCTCTGTTCTGCGGTGTACATCCCGAATATGTAAAGTAATTTCTTCCCACAACACGTCTTCGAGAGCAAGATTGCGTGCCAGAAGACGGACAAGCTCTTCATGCCTAGCATATTCACTTTCTCCGACTCTCTGGCGTATTCGCGTTTCGTACTCTTCTACGTTCAAAGATTTTTGCCTTCATCTAAGGCTGATTTGACTTTAGACTTAACCAGTGCGGCTAATTCATCATCTTTCTCATCCCAAGCTGTGACCAATACATTTCGAACTAAAGAGTCTTTTACGTGCTTCTGAGCTGTTTCATCCAGCTTCTCGAAAGCTTTCATCTGTACTTTAGTTAGATTTTTATCTAATATATCCATTAGTTCTGCTTCGTTATTTTTTAAGTATTTAAAAACTAACTCTTTTACTGCTGGTATAGTATAGGCAGCATACGCGCCTAGAGCTAATACCAGTGCAGCTAAAGCTGCTAATAATGGATTGTCCATTAGTGCGTCTAACATTCCAGATTCTTCTACAGTATCCAATATTGCGGTTAGATTTCCCTCAGTGGTATTATTATCCCCTGCGGTCATATTACCGTTATCGGCTGTGTTGTTACTTGTTTCATTCATATGTTGATATCTCCATATATAGTGGGTTGACCTCTTGGACACTTGCGAAAGCATTCACCGGAGCCTTGGCCCTAGCGAGGTCCCCTTTAATAATTAGAACATCGGAGTATATAAAGCTTACTAAAGGTTTGAGCTTATCCATTCTTTAGTATCAGTTAAAACTTTAATTTTATAACAATATGAGACAGTTGTGACTGAATCATCATCAATACTACCACTAGCCATTATATTTGTTAAATTAGTATTGGCTGTTGTAATCTCACCTGATATGTGAGTCAGTAATTCTGATTTGGATATTGTCACGTTTACTTCTTCTTTTTAGAAGTTTTCTTTTTCTTGGGAGCCATTTTCTTAAACGTCTTTGCAAGGCGCGCTTGACGTTTTGTTTGGGCTGAGGCTTTAGCGCCTTTCTTTAGAACTTTATTAGCATAAGCTTGAACAGACATTCCTGCCTTCTTTGCTTTAGCTGTAAAAGCACCGGGGCGTTTAACTGCCCCACCAATCCAATCCTTCTTTGTTTTCTTTTTAGTTGCCATTAATCTCTGTACTTGTTGTTTGAGTGTTGTCTCTTTCCTATGTGATGTCCGTGACTTTTCCTGTCAGCTATTTCAGTTTCAGTTACATCTCTAATTTGTTTTAGAGCTGTTTCTTTAGAAATAGCATGATGTTCTAGAGCATGGGTT